ACCGCTGATTTGCGATAATGCAGTGCAACCCTTCGGAAGAGTGGAAATATGGCACCGCCTCCAATATTCCGTCCTTTGCCTCCATCAGGGAATTGCGTAATTTCGCAATGATGAAAAGAGCTATCGAAATGGACGGTATCAGTGCGATGCAATGGGCAAGGGAGATCAGCAAGCTGCCGCAGGGTTACTTCACCCTGTGCTTCTTCCCTTATTCAAGGTCGCAGGGTATGGCTGGGGACAAGCTCGTCGTGAAGCCACATTGCAAGTATCGCACACAGCTGCCACAGGATAGGTTTGCGGTGGACTCGGAGAACTACTTTCTGTTTGAGGACGAGCAAGGCGAGCCTAAGATGTGCTACCGCATACTCATCAGGTATATGGGCTTCCCACAGGATGGATATAAACTACACAAGATAAATTGGTTATGACAGACAGTATAGAACTATACGGCAATGCTGGCACTTACATCATGGACGGCAACGTGCTATCCTTCCAGATAGGTGAAGGGAAGCAAATGTTTGGAACGCCAGGACTACTTGTTCCACAGGGCAGACAGCTTCTTCTGCATGAACACCAGTGGCTCAGTGTCAATGGCTATCAGGTGTGTATGCGTGGTGTAAACAATGCGCTGTGCGACGAGGTCACAATGGAAATTAAGCAGAACCGCCTATTGCCTCGCTTATACAGCAAGGAAATAAAGATGCTCTATGGTCATGGACCCTGCGCCTACATGCAGACGATAGAGAGTGGCAAGATGAAGCGTGAGTACATGGCACTGCCCCTGTGGGACGAGTGGATGAACACGTGGCAGGAGCGTGGTATGGAAAGTTCGGCAGAGGAGTTTGCCAAGACTTGTATCAAGAACTTCTACTACTTTGGCGATTTCTTCGTGAAATGGCGTTTTGCCCGTGGCAAGCGATTGGGAATGCAGCCAGTAGCGGGACTTGAAGCGGTGGAGAACAAACATTGCCGGCTTGCTACCACAAGGCAGGATATAGCCTACGAGATGATGAACTACAATGACTTTCACCATATAGCGGTGGGCAGGTGGACATACGGCACGAGCAGCTACAAGATTTATCCTAAGTTCAGTTTGTCAGAAGTTGACAACTATCAGTTTGCTGCCATTTCTCATCACAGAGAGAAATCGGTCGATGAGTTCTGTGGCGTGAACGAACCCCACCAGGGCGCACGTCCATATATTCAAGGTAGTAATAAGACCGCCTCTTACATTAACTCCTTCCTGCGTAATTCCCTTGCTGCGAAGATACACATCATCATTCCGAATGCGTGGGTGTCAAGTAAGCGCAATCAGCTGATGAAGCTATGCGAAGAGAATAAGATACGCAATTCCAAGAAGCAGGAGTTAGTTAAGTATAATGGTATCAACATCGGTACTGAATACCGTGAGTCGTTACTGGTAGAGTATATGCGATTGGAGCTGCGCAAGATAGGCGACTATCTGAGCGGTGCTGACAATCAAGGTAAAGCCTACTCTTCTATTTCATTTATGGACAGTTCTGGTAACGAGCAGCAGTGGAGAATCGAAACTATCGACCTTAAGTATAAGGAATATATCGAAGCTTTGATTTCTTACGATAAGCGAGCGGAAGAAGCTTTGCTGTCAAGCGTTGGTTTGGATGCATCTATTACCGCAGTTAGCAAGGATGGTGTTATCAGCAAGTCAGGTTCTGACGCATACTATAACTACCTTATATATATAATGTCGCTTACTCCAGAAGACGAGATATGTGCAGAACCGTTTAATCTCGCTCTCCGATTGAATTTCCCTGAACTCTATAAGCAGGGTTATCGTATTGGCTTCTATCGTGAGGTTCCACAGCGACAGGAAGACATCGCACCGAAAGACAGACTAAATCAGCAGCAGTCATGAAGAATGTATTAGTAGATATTTTCAAGGATTTTGGTTCCTTCAGCAAGTATGCACCAGGTGTCGAAACGAATATGGACCTGAACGACCTGCTTTCGTCAGGCCTTACCGCTCGTAAGCGTGTTGAAACTATCATCACCGCAGATGTGTTCAATGCCATCATCAGTAATTCTGATGAAGCACTCATTGAACCCTTGCGTTCTGCTGTGGCGAACATGACAATGGCCTCGCAGTTAATATTCGACAGCATTAATCGCAGAAAGAACCAGGTAGACGTCTATAAGTACGAGATAGAGGGGATGAAACGTGCGTATATGGACAATTACTACAATGCTATGGATTCTATCATCCAGCAGCTCATGTCTACCGAGGCAACAAGTGAAAACACCGACTCTCCAGCTGCTTTGTGGCGAAAATCACGATATTACAAGATTATCGATAGTTGCAAGATAAAAACTACCGAAGCGTTCGACTCTATCTATCCAATAGACCTCTCTTACTTTTTCTTCTTCCGTATTCTCCCATTACAGAAGGAAACGCTCGACGAACGTCTGTCTGCTTACTACGATAGACTCACGGATGAGAACCGTGAGCGGGTAGACCCGATATTGACGCTTGCACTGCTCAAGAAGACTGTTGCTAAGTCACTCCGTCGCTTCGACATCTTGGAGTTCCCTCCTACCATCCGTAATCTTTTCGATGATAGTCACGCTTCACGCACTGGTAAGGATGAACACGACGCTGCGCTCGCTCTTGCTGATCGTCTCGACCTCGAAGCAGAAGAACTCATCTCGAATGCTGACACCCTGCTCTCTACAGATGCCTCGATAGATTTCTGCTCTAATTCTGCGTATAATCGTCCTGAAGACCAAATTGTGATACTGCCATGATGAAGGATATTGAACTTGTATATAAAGGTGAGATACACCGCATCCCTAATCGTTGGGATGCAATGAACGACCGCCAGTATATCCGACTTGTGGACGATTTCCTCCGTATGGCTGCCGGAGAACTATCCGCTGGAGAGGTTCGGATTAACTGGTTATGCGATATTATGGGTTGGGATAAACGCAAGTTCCATTCAGAGGAACTGATTGCTAACCTCATAGCAATATCTGAACAGCTCACGTTCATGTTTCAGATTAACTACCCTGACAACAACGCTGTGTTAGATGGCGTGGGTGAAGAAACCTACGAGTTGTGTCGTCGCATTGATCCTTACCGCTTGAACATACCACTTGCACGTGTGTTGCGTCGTCTCAACTATCAGTATGTAGTCGACCTCTGTTTCTGTGCGCAGCTCATTCCTTCTGTTCAGATTGACGGACGTATCTATTCAGGATATCGAATAGAAACAGGCTTCGGTATGCTTACCTGCTCGCTTACTGCCCTTCAGTACATCGAAGCGCAGGAACTTATCGAGCGAGGGGAAGAGTCGCTACCGCTGCTCGCTGCTATTCTCTATTATCCAGAGAAAGAGTACCATTCTGAACGTGCACACGAATTGGCTAAGGAGTTTTCTAAACTTCCACTCGAAACACTTACGGCTATATCGTTTAATTTTCAAGCATTTAATAATTATTTGTTTAGTAAAACTTCATTCTCTCTCCTGTCTAAGTTCGTTCATAAAGCAAAGAATCCTATCACCACCGATGCCTCTGATGCGCTCTACGACCTCTCCAAGGAGGGGCTTGGCAACGCAAAGCAGATAGAACAGATGAACGTACTTACTTATCTGAAGGTGCTGCGCAAGAAGACCATCGATGCGGTTAAGGATATGAAGGGTTTTGGATGGGATAAATTAAAAATCAGTGAAGAGGTAGGGCTGCCTATCTCTGTAATCAATAAAATATTATAGAGTATGTATAATAAGAGAGTTTGGCTCAACGGCCCCGATTCCCCATCAACTGGCAACGTCGTCTGTTTTGATGGTAATATCACTTGGCATGGTGACACAATACGAAACACATTCTTACAGGTGTCTGATTGTAGTTGGGCTGTCAGGCTACATAAGACTGAAGATGACAGCACAGATGATTTCATAGACAAATTAAAATCATTGCGAAATGAAATCGACAACTTTGTTTCGTATTTGGAAGAAAATAAATAGCGTATGATCAAAGACCAGTTTCTCTATTTCGCACAGTATCCGTCCAAGGAGGGAACCCGTGCTATTCTTACCAATGGATCGAGCGAGTTCCCCGGTTACAACGATCTTGCGGAGTCTCTCGACAATCTTCCCGATGTGTCGCGACTACCGGAGATCGCAAACTATGTTTATGGTCAGTCGTTCGATGAATTGAAGCAGCGCATCGATAAGCTGGTAGGCTCGTTCCTATTCGTTGATTACGGCGAACTGAACATGCTTGCCGACGGGCGCAACTCTTATCAGATTACCCAGCGTGTCGCCATCACCATAGCCAACAAGATGACCAACCGTGCCGATGCTGCAGAATATATGCTTGCTTCCGACGCTACGCTCCGTTTGCTCTCAAAGGTTCATGCATGGATGCTTGCCGATGCAGAGGAAGGCAATATAGAATGGCTCTCTCGTGGCGAACTCGATAAAGCGGAGATCATCCCCTTTGTCGCCACAGAACTCTCTTCCGTAGGCTGGACACTTATGCTCTCCTGTATTGCTCCCGACACACTCGGAACCCACCATCTCAGTCGGTCCTTTGCCAAGCAGATGCAGTAATGTAATTTTGTATCAAAATTAAAAGCGAATAACAATGATAAAACTACCAATGACATCTATCGTTTCTCTGCCACTCACTATAGTGGCTGACTTCTCGCAGTATCTCTATCAGGACTGGGAATTTGCCAAGTGGATAGGTATCGCAGTCATCATCGACACTATCCTCAGTGTGTGGAAGCATCTGCTTCTCAAAGATGCCTCCAGCGATGCTTTCTTCAGTAAGTTCAGCAAGAAGATTGCCATCTACATCTTGCTGCTTATCCTTTCCAACGTACTTGCCAATTTCAAGGTGAATGGCAGCATGGTCGGGGCTACCCATTGGATAGGAACCTACCTTTGCGTATTTATGATGGTGCGAGAGTGTTTCTCTTGCGTTGAGAACATTCAAGCCATCTATCCTATATTTCCAACCTCATTCGTTCGTCGTCTGAAGGACTTTAACGATAAGGGCGAATACATTAAACAAGACTAAACAAAT